TAATTTTATTTGAGATATTATAAAAAGAATAAACCCTGAAATAATTAAGAATAAACCAATGTATAAAATTAAATTATAATCAATCATTTTATTTTTACCAATCTTAAAAATTTGCAAATCTTACAATAACAATCTAATTTATATTCATAATTTTTTAATAGGTTTTTTATTTTTTTAAACATTTTTTTTATATCCTTTTATTTTTTGATTATGTTTTAATTTAACATAAAAATTAAGCTATGTCAATTATGCATAGCTAACAATCAAGCTATGCACTACACGCATAGATAGAGCTATAACTTGAGAATGATTATCAATCGCATTAAAGTGCGTCAATATGTATCATTTTAACAATTGTAAAAAATAAAAATAAATTAAAAATGAATTTGATTTACATGCTTAATAGGTGTACAAATAAGAATGATTAATTTAAAAAATATAAATAAATTATATGGAATTAATCATATTAATAAAAAGGTAAAAACATGAGCAAAGAAAAACCAAAAACTGTTGATAGTTCTAAGCAAGAACAATTAACAATGGTTGACAATATTGTAATAAGCAATTCCGAGATTGGACATAAAAGAATTGTATTTACTACAATGATTATAAATACAATCAATTCAGGCAAGGTTGCTTTAAAATATAAAGATAAATCAACTAATCTTGAATATGATTTTAACAAATTAAATACTATTACTAACCGAGATGTTAGGGGGTTTGTTAATTCATATAAAATTTGGTTGGGTGTTGACACTCTAAAAACGTGGGAAAGTACAACAGATACAGGCAAAGATCGTATGAGAATTTTAAAAGATTCTTTTTGGGTTGCCTTGCCATTAATTAAAGCGGGTTGTTTGCAAAAAAATAAAAGCGGGAAACAATTTACAGGTAACAAAGATAGCGAGGTTTTTATTGATGGTATCTTTGCAAAAAAATATAGCCCTAACCCACAACACCAAAAAGAACTAGATCAACATAGTATGAAATTTGCTGAACTAAAAAAAGCAAGTCAGAACTACTATGCAGATATGTCAACAAATCTAACAACTAATGAAACTGCAGGAACTGACAATAGTTTTGTTGTAGGTATCAAAAAAATGTCTAGAACAATTAACGCTAGTAAATCTGAATTAGTGTTAAATCAAAAAGATCAACAGGCGGGAACTGAACAGGCGGTTAAGCAATTAGAGATAGCGTGTGTTCAATGGTCTATTGAGTTTAATAAAATTAGACAATCAAATATGACACCTGAACAAGTTGCAAGGTTAAGCAAAAAAGCAATATAAATAATACTAGCTAACAATTAAAACCCCCTGAAATACGGGGGTTTTTTTTTGTTGTAAACTATTTAAAAATCAAGTAAATTTATTCTATGAAAGGGGGTAAAAAAATATGATTAAAAATGTAAAAAATAAAACTTTTAAAAATCATAAATTATGTAGAAGATTTATAGACAATTTAACTATGAGATTTAAAAGAAGATTTAAACATACTTATAGCTTATTTTTTATTGTAAATGCTAATATGACCGAATTAAAATATTGGCAAGTTGTAAAAACAATATGAAATATAAAAACTATATTATTAATTTAAAGGAACATAGATTAAAATTAAAAAATCAAGATGAACATTTATTAGGTTATGTACTTTATTTAAAATCTAAAAATGATGAACAAGTATATTTAATAAAAGATCAATTAACAAGATATGGTTGTTATGTTAGCGAGGACAATGTTAAAAATATAATTCATGACGGAATGATTTACGTTGATACGAGACTACCTTTTAACAGGTCAAAAAAAGGTATAAAGAAATGGAGTGATAATTTGACAATAGCATTTAAAAAAATAGTTGATAAAAGAATAACTGAAAAAACTATATTTAAATTATAAGTAAGCAATAAGAAATTAACCCCTGATTAATTTAAAAGTTAATCGGGGGTTTTTTTTTGTGCCTATTAAAAATAATTAAATGTTTAACAAGGTTGTTTATAGGTACAAAAAATCATACCCCCCAAAGTTCCCCCAACTGATACCCAAAAAAACCCTAGAGTATTTCAGGGTTTATTCTGGGAAACCTTTTAATTTTTACCATAATTAAATTTAAAAAGTATTTGTAAGGTATACGCAGGGTGCAGGGGGGGTACTATACTACATATGTATAGCTACGACCCAAAATACCCCAAAGTGCTGTAAACCATACAGCGGGCTATATTTCTGGGAACATATTCTAGTAAAATACCCTAAAATCTCCCGACTATATCCCTGGGGGGTCCTTAGTATACTCTATATCTAGCTATATTATATATATATAACCCCCCGTATAACCTATAGTTATATTATACACATTATTTCCACTTTTGTCAACATATTTCTTATGCCATATTGTCGCACCTACTAAAATACTTAAAATAAAGCTTGACAAAATGCTAAATCATGTGTATAATAGAATCAATGCACTTTAAAAGGACACACGTACACATTTGCATGCTCACATGCACAAGAGGTCATCACTAAACTGCATTAATTTATTAGGGAATTCCTAGGATTCCCATTAAATATGATTAAAAATAATACAAAAGATATGCCATTCAAAGAAATGGTGGAGCTTATAAATGCAAAACATGGATTCTACTATTCTAAAGACTCAAGAAAGAAGCTTAACCAGTACACAGGAAAAGTTTCTAGACGCATTATTCGGGGAAGCCAGAGGAAACCCAAGGAAGGCGGGAGAGTTAGCAGGGTATTCAGACCATTCCTACCCAAAAGTAGTTAGAAATTTAAAGCAGGAGATTATATCTCGTGCTGAGAATTACTTAGCTACTCATTCAGCTAAAGCTGCTACCAAAATGGTAGACATGTTAGACGAGGATGGCACAACACCACACGCTAACATTAGAATGGAAGCAGCAAAACAGATTTTAGATCGGATTGGAATTGTACGTAAAGATCAGATCGACATAAATATGAAATCCCTACATGGTATTTTTATATTACCAGCAAAGGATAACATTGACAAAGATAAAACGAAAAGCTAGAACTATTCCTTTTGGTTATAAACTTTCAGAAGACATAGATTATATTGAACCAATAGAATCAGAACTACAAGCATTAGAGCAAGCAAAGATTTATTTAAAAACATGCTCATATCGAGAAGTAGCCAAGTGGCTATATAAAAAAACAGGTAGATACCTTTCCCATGTCGGACTTAAAAGACGAGTTATCAGAGATAGCACCTCCGAAACCAAAGAAAATAGTTCGGAAGAAAGCAAAGGCATCAGCCAAACAGATTCTAGCACGAACTAGAAAAAAGGTTGCACAAGCAGAGCAGACTCTTCGTTCAGCTAAAGCTCATGCAGAGAATACCAAAAAGAAATTATTAACTATTAATAAAACTTTAGATGGTAAAGAACAGCAACTAATAACTCAAGACGTAATCGATAGTGCATCTAAGAATGTGCAACAGCATATCTACCAGCAGGATGTTGTTTTTAAACCTAACACAGGTCCACAAACAGATTTCCTAGCAGCTTCAGAACGAGAAGTATTTTATGGTGGAGCAAGAGGTGGTGGCAAATCATACGCCATGTTAATTGATCCTCTACGTTACTGTGATAAAACACATCACCGTGCATTACTACTTAGAAGAACAATGCCTGAGTTGAGAGATTTGATTACGCATTCTCAACGATTATACAACAGAGCATTTCCAGGAGCAAAATGGAGAGAGCAAGAAAAAGAGTGGAGATTCCCGTCAGGAGCAAAGATAGAGTTTGGGTACGCAGAGAACATGACAGATGCTTTACGTTACCAAGGGCAATCTTACACATGGATAGGAATAGACGAACTACCACAATATCCTTCGCCAGATATATATAATTTTTTAAGATCATCATTACGTTCAGTTGATCCAGGGATACCTGTATTTATGAGATCCACAGGAAATCCAGGTAATATAGGTTCACAATGGGTACGTGAAATGTTTGTAAACCCAACAGAACCTAATAAATCATTTAATCTAGAAGTTAGTACTCCTACTGGAGTAAAAATAATTACTAGAAGATTTATACCAGCAAAGTTACAAGATAATCCCTACTTGATGCAGACAGACGATTATTATGCAATGTTGGCATCATTACCAGAAGTACAACGTAAACAATTTTTAGATGGGGATTGGGATGCATTTGAAGACTCAGCTTTTCCAGAATTTGATAAAAATTTGCACATTGTCGAACCTTTTGAAATACCTAAGGGTTGGCAGAGATTTCGTGCTGCAGACTGGGGCTACGCTTCTCCTGCTTGTGTTCTTTGGTTTGCTATTGATTATGATAATAACTTATGGATATATCGAGAATTATATACCCAAAAGATTACGGCAGATGTATTTGCACGAAAAGTCTTAGAGCTAGAACACGGAGAATACATACGCTACGGGGTCTTAGACGCTAGTACATGGGCAAAGAGAGGTGATATAGGTCCAAGCATCGCAGAAACGATGATTCAAACAGGATGCCGCTGGAGGCCCTCTGATAGAACACCCAAAAGTAGAATTAGTGGTAAGTTAGAAATTCATAAACGATTAAAGATTACTGATGAAAAGAAAAAGGAACCAGGACTTAGAATATTTTCTACTTGTAGAAATTTAATTCGTACCTTTCCACTTTTACCTTTAGATGATAGTAATCCAGAAGATATTAATACACACGCAGAAGATCATGCATATGATGCATTAAGATATGGATGTATGAGTAGACCTATGCATACAAGTTATGCAAACAGATTTAATAAAACTCCTAAACCACAATTCCAACCTGCCGATAGAATATTTGGATATTAGTTAATACTATAAAAAGGAGATAGTGAAAAAAATTAAACTACCTATTGTAGATAAAAAGAATTTTCCTTATACACTAGTAATGGTTTATTGGGAAGATATAGTTGGAGATGTAGCTTGGGCAGATATATCTGATATTAAAAAATCTAAAACTGCAATATGTTGTAGTGTTGGATGGTTAGTAACACATACAGATAAAACAAATGTTGTTATGGCTGATTTTATTTTTGAAGACAATGGTAAAATAAAACAAGGCGGTGGATATACAACTATTCCAACAAAGAATGTATTGTCAATTAAAAAAATAAAAATATAGGAGAAACCCATGGCAAGAAAAAAGAAAACAAGAACAGTATCAGATGTCATTGAGGATATCAGGGAGTTACATGAAAAGGAAGAAGACTTTTTAATG